GTTTCCCAGTCACGATCTAACCATACCTAATACACCATCTGCGTGTAAGTTTACAATATTATCTTGCATATAAGTAGGAGTACTTACATTTAAGTCAATACCCTTAACATCTAAGTTTTCTGTCTTAATATATTCTCTTAGTTGTTGTCTATTGTTAGTTGTTGATATAAAATAAAGGCTATTATTAACTACAATAGGTTCAACATTAATATCCATAGGGTAATTTGTTGATATGTTTAACGATACTGTTTTAGGTGATAACCCACCATCTGCTGTTAACTCATATTGACTATATTTTGTAAATACGTATAACGAGTTGTTAAAAGGTTTTACATAATAAATCTTACTAGCCTGGTTAGAAGCTACAGCTACATCAATAGGGTCTGTATCTAAAACAGCTACTGCTGTTGTTATATAGAAGTCAGTATAACTCGCTGCTTCACTTAATACCACAGAGTCACTTGATGCTATTCCTAGTCTATTCTTATAGAAGAAAAGGTCACTTATAGAGTAACCAACAAAACTAGGGTCTGGGTTGTTTTCAAAGTTACCAACTTTAGGCTCTGACCAGTCTACTAAGTCGAGTGTAAAAGTTGCTACACCATTTACTAAAGAAGTCCTATCCATTTTAATAGGCATATTTTTAAGTACACCTCTTACTTCTGTTGGTTCTATAGCTTCTTCCCAAGACGATCCATTCCATTTAACATAGTAGTTAGTAAACTCATCTTGTTCGTCACCTGTAATTTCTACATAAGTACCATACCAAGCAAACTCTTTAGGTAAGTCTGTAAGTTTATTTACACTACCTTTCCATCCTACAGAAGCTTGGTTACCCCAAGAATCCCAAGAATCAAAAGAGAAATCTCCTCCGTCTTCTTTCCATATCTTTAAAGTAGAACCTACAACTTCACACACAAAACCGCCTACGTTATCAGCTGTAATTGTAATAGTAACAGAAACTTGTTCAGCCGTATCTGTCAGTACTGTGTAAGACGCATAACCTGTTGCAGAGTCATAAGATTGACCTATAATAACTCCTCTTGATACAGAAAATTGTACATTTGTTAAGTTTTTTCCTAAATATAAGTCAGTTTCTGCTACTGTTGAAAGCCAACCGTCAAATACCCCTTCAGCCTTGTAAAGTGTTAATACCTCTCCATTAATTAAACCTGCTAAATACTCAGCAGCATAATCTGAGTCTTCAAAACCAGTCGCTGGGTCTTGGACATCTCCACTAGGTTTATCAGGGTTACAAGAATATGTAGTACCATTTAAATATACAGAGTAGTTGTAAGGGTTATACCTATCACCACTACCTCTTTTTAACCAATAGTAAGCTGTTCTGTCGTAACTAGGAGCTGGCGCTACTTGATCTGTTGTATCAGCAATAACTTCTTTGTCTTTGTTTACAATCCAAGTTCTATCTTGAACAGTTAATCCTTTTAAATTACCACCAGATAAATAATCTTTAATTTCTGTTGCATTATCTGAGAATACCTCAACATTCATACCTTGTCCTGCTTTATTAAAAGCTCTTATAGGTTCATCATAGTCACCTGTATATAAAAAGATGTATTCCTCATTATCTTCACCTCTGTCATAAGTATGGAAGATATGAGAGTTCATAAAAAGATTATCTAATCCTCTAGTCACATATTTAGCTGGAGGTCTTTTTTTAAGCCCTTCTACAAGCGAAGGTACACAGTTTACCATTTCTTTACATTGGTTATCTAGAATTAACTCAGGGTTCTGTTGTGATACTCCATTAAAGAACGGAGGGTATATTTTATTTACTTTAGCCATTAGTTACCTCCTAAGATAATGCTGTAGGGTTAGTTCCCCTATCAATTAGTCTACTACCTTTAATTAGGTTAAACTTCTTCTGCTTTAAGTTTTCTCTTTCGACTTTAATTCTTTGAAGACCTACTTTACTCTCTAACTCTCTTTGAGTTGTCTCATCACCATTAAGGTATACGTGTAAGTGCTTTGCTGCAGTTAACACAACATAAGTCCTAAATGAGTCTGGTATATTATCAAATGTAATCTCTAACCTTGCTGTAATATCTATAGTATTTGTAAATATTTTAGTTTGGTTGTCTACATCATAAAAGTCCCCACCTTCAAGTAAGTAATTCTCATCTGACTCAAATTCAATTAAGTTAGGTGGTGATGTTATATACCCTGATGTTTGAGGTTGTAGTGTTAAGTCATAAGTATTAAACCACCATTTCTCTTCTTGCTCTTCTCTAAGAGTCTCTGCTAAGATTGTTCTAGCCTGTACTGCTTCGTGTTCAGTAGGTAGTTCATCAATAGTTACATCCGAAGGAATTGGTATCTCTCCTATGTATCTCAGCATCCTATTAATTGCGTCTATTTCAGTCATTCATATTCCTTTAAATATATAAAATTTAATCGAAGGTATCCAAAGGGGTACCCTCTGCTAAACCTTAGTTTAGATATTCAATAGCTCTTGCAAGTCTAGCTACGTCATCTTCTAAATGTCCTAATGCTGTGTTACATTTACCACACAGTATTCCTCTAATTTCTCCAGTTGTGTGACAATGATCAACTACAAATTTAGTTAACTTTGTTGTTCCTTCTTGTTTATTACAGATTTTACATCTATGTTTTTGTTCTTCTATCATATCCTGAACTTCTTGATAAGAAATGTTATAGTTTCTATTATAGTACCAATCTAGTCTATTTTCTTTACTACGTCCTCTTTCTTTTCTCACATTATCGCATTTCTTACATAGATTAGCTTTGTTATGTTTCATAGTGTAATCAACCCTAAAGAGGTCAAGGTCATTATCTGACCAAGCCTCTAAAGAACAGTCTTTACACGTTCGTAAAGCCTTTAGTACCATTATACAACAGTACCTCCGGTAATAACACAGCTACACCCTGGCTTTAAAACACCAATACCATAAGAATAGTAAGTTGTCATTAAAGTTGCTAATTGCTCAGGAATGTAGTTAACTTCAGAAGTTACATCCATTAATTTAGCTACTGCTACTGCTTCAGAAGTAAATAATAAAGCTTTAAGTTTTTTGTTAGTACCACCAACGTCAATTGTAGAGTCAATTGGAATATAGTTAGATTTGTAAATCTTAATTCCAGCAACTTCCATAATTGTACCTTTATTGATACCACCATTATCACCTGAAGTGATGTCTTTATTTACACCATTAGATTGAGCTAAGTATGAGTAGATGATTGGAGATACAACTAAGTATTTCTCACCTGATACATCTTTTTCTTCCATTGCTGCAACTGCTGCAAATACTGCTTCAATTAATGCGTTACCTTTAGCTGCTGGAGTAGCACCTGAGTCAATAACGTCGTTGTTTACTTCAGTACCATCTGCTTGAACTGCTGAACCACCAATTGTACCTGATGTTTGAGAAGCTGTTACTAATGAACCAACTACTGCTTTGTCAATCTTAACTGCTAAAGCTTCACCAGCTTGTTTAGCTAATTCTCCTCTAGTTTCAAAGTGTAATACTTTTTCTTCAAATTTATCTACTGCTAATGCGTAGTATTCTAAAGCATCAATATTAATGATTCTTTCTTTAACTGCGATTGCACTCATAGATAACTCAGTACCTGGTACGTGAGTGTTAGTATCTGAATCCGAAGATTGACCAATTACTGGAATAGAGATTGAAGAACCTGAATCGATTGACTTAGTTGTTACTAAATCTAAGAATAACTGCTTTCTATCAAATGCTGTTAAAACCGAACCATAATAAATCTCTAACGAGTTGTCCATTTCTGTAGGTAACCCTCTAGGAGTTGAACTGTTGTTACCAATGTTGTTTACTGTTAATGCCATAATTTTTCCTTAATGTTTTGAATTAGTTTGTGTATCTATCTGCTTTCTCTTTTGTCCTCTTTAAGTTGTCCATAGCTTCCGAACGCATCTTTCGCATAGGGCTTACAGAATACAAACAATCTAGCATTAAGTTACTATAGTTTTTATTCGTTGCGGAACATTAGTTAGTGTTTGTATGTAGACTATTTAAACTTGCCTTGTCGACTTTAGACAGAGGTTGTAGTTACAAGTACACTTAAGTACACTTTGTTCTCCTTGTAAAAGTAGTGGGTAGCCAAAGGAGAGTAAAAACTACCCACGTTACGTTAGATTAGACCTTTTCTTCTTGAAGCTAAGTATCTTTTATCTACCATTTGCGTGTATTTTGCATCTTTACCATATAATCTGTTAGTAGCAGCTTTTTGCCACTCGTTCTTATCAGTAAAGGGTTGCATACCAGTACCCCCTGAGTCACCTTCTAGCCTTCTAGCTTCTTTAGGTGCTCCTTGTTGATACTTAAGTTTCATATATTCTAAATGTCTTGTTGCATTTGCTTGATCTAAGTCAGCTAACGCTTTGTTGTAATCGTTAATTACAGCTGAGTCTACGTTCTCTGCAGCCCATTGTACAAGAGAAGAGTATTCTTCTTGACCACCTGCAACTTCGTATACAGAGTTTGTAAATGTACCAGCGAATGCTTGTTGACCTTGAATGTATCTATCTACGTCATTCTTACTGAAACCAAAACTTTCTAGTTTCTTGTAAGATTCTTCAGATAACGAACCATTCTCGTTGTATTCCTTACCAAACTCTTGGATTGTATTACTATCAATACCAGTAGCTTTAGATAATTCATCAGCTTGTTCTTTTTGCTCTTTAGTAGCTTCCTCTTGTTTAGGCTCAGGTTCTTTAGCTCCTAGCTTTTTCTCAAGTTCTTTATAAGCTTCTAACAAATCTTCTTGAGACTTGAACTTACCATCAATCATTTCTTCAATTGGTGTACCGTCTGGGTTATATCCTTCTGGTACGTCACCTTCAGTTTCTCTTTCAGCGTTAGTCTTTCTAGACTCTGCTAGTCTGTCTAATGCTTGTTGTTCTTCTGGTTTTAAAGGTATTCCCTCAGAGTTTGTAATCTCACCTTGAGGTTGTACCTGTTCTCCTTGTATTTCTTCACTCATTACTCAGCCTTTGAAGTTGTCTTTTTAGCTGGAGCTGCTGGTGCTGGTGTCATATCTAAAGAATTAGGGTAACCTGCTTTAGCTTCTTCTTCTTTATCTCTTAAAAAGTAATCAGCATCTGTGATTGCATTCTTATTCTTTTTCTTTAAACCTTCTGCTTTTAATTCGTATAATGATTTTGTTCTAGCCATAATATTTCTCCTTATTGTGGTTGTGTAGCACTGTCTACAAGATTACCAGCTCCTTGAGCTAATAGTTGTTGTTCCTGTGCCGCCTGTTGCTCTTGTTGTACTTGTTCTTCTGACTTAATTAAATCAGTTGTATCTAACGATAATGCGTTACCAATTTTACTAATTAAACCATCTATGTTCATCTTTTGTAAAACTAACTCAGGACTACCAATATTTTGTATAATCTGAGTAAACTGCATAATCTTATCTAACTCTACGTTTCTACCTAAAGCTTCAATACCAGCTACAATAGCTAGTTCGATACCTAATTGTTCTACAGGTGCTTTAGATTGTTTTAGTAATAAGTGAGCTAGTGGTCTTTGTAATTCTAATGATAAAATAGAATACACTCCACCTAAAGACTTTTCAAGGTCAGCTGCTAAGTATCTAATCTCTGTAGCTGTTGTTCTTTCTGAGTCTCTTGCAGCACTTGAAGCTGCTAGGAATGCTTGTTCTAATCTAGTAGTTAACTGTTCTACCATATTCATCGGTACTTGTAAGTCACCGCCTTTATCAACCCTAAGAGTAGTGATCTCATTCTCTAAGTCACCTAGGATACATACACCATTCTCAGCTTCGTTGATATCGTCGACATCTAACACACCTCCAGGTCTTTTACCAAAGATAACTTTAGACATTACTGCTGATGCTTCTAATAGTAATTGGTATAAAGCTTCAAGTGACCTAAAGTCACCTAAGTACTGCTCTACTAAACCTCTACCATAGTTCTCACCGTTGATTGATGTCCATCTTAAAGGTATAAATGGTAATTCTGATTCTTTAGAATAAGTCGTATCTGACCCTTCTACGAATACATCTTCTACCTCTTGGTACTCATACCACTTACCATCTTTCTTAACTGCTCTTGTATAGATGTTAACTTTAGCACCTGCTTCTTGACCTTCACCGTCACCATCTAATTGGTTTAAAATGTCTTCAGGTAATGTGTCTCTTGATAAGGCTTCCTTAGAGATGATATCTATAGGGTTACCTTTGAAGTCTCTTAGGACTACGTAATTTGCCAGTTTGTATGCTTTGATACTACCTTCAACTTTATATAGTAACGAGTTACCACCTATAATTAAAGATTTTAAAGCTTCAAAGATAGGAACTCTTAAAGCTTCTCTTTCGATTTGCTTAAGTAGTTCTTGCTCTAAGTTTACCAGTTGTGCTTCAAGTTTTTCTTTACCTTGGTCTTCAGCCTGTTCTGCTAGTTCTACAACCTCAGGAGCTGGTACTAATCTAAAGAAGCTTGTGTTAGGTGGTACTAAAGCTAATAGTAATTTACTAGCTAAGTTCTGTACTAACCTACTACCTACTGATTGGTATGGTGTATCTAAGTCGTCTGACTCTGTGTGACCATCGTCTGTTACAACTGAAGGAATTGTCAGTTTAGAACACTCTCTAGCTCTATCAAGAACAGATGATCTATCAGCATCTAACTTCTGAAACCTTTCTTTACAAGAGACTTCTGCTCTTAATTCTTCTATTGAATATTCTTTAACTGCCATTTAGTTACCTTTATGCTTGAGTTGCTGAAGTTGCTGTACCTACTGTACCTGTCTCTGCACCTGTGTCACCTGTTACAGGGATTTGTAATGACTTAGCACCTTTAGTTAATGCTTCTTTCTTTCTTGCTTCTTCTTCTTCTGCGTCTGGAGCCATTTCTTGTGTTACTGCTTCTGCTGCTGATGGAGCTGCTGCTGGTGGAGTGTATACTGGAGTAGGAGTTGAAGAACCGCCCCCTTTACCGCCACCACCGTGACATTCTAAAGAACCTGCTTCACCTTGTAAATCTATTACGTCAAACTCATTCTTAGCTGCTACCATTGCAAAATCTTTAATTCTCATACTTTAACCTTTTTTTATATTTTTCAAGTTTACTCTTGATTTTATCCATTGGGAATTGTGTAACCTTTGCTATCACTTCTCCACCTACTAACTCATTGTTCCCTACGTTACTTGAAGATGTAAAAGTACACCCATAAGCCTCGTATCCAGTATCTTCACAGATCATACCAACCATTGTATAAAGCATAAGAACAGCTTTACCACTTCGTTTTTCAGGTTCTATATACATATAGTCTACAAAAACAACTGGAGTAGTAAGTCCATATTGAGCGTTTACAAATATAATACTGAAACCTATAGGAATATCTTTATCAAGTAGTAAATAAAGACTCTTACCACTCATTACCATTTCTCTTACTATTCGTAGTAATTGGTTTGGTGCTGGTTGTAAGTAGTCTTCTTTATGTACTTCTCTAAAGTAATTATCGAATAATTTACTAACCCTAAGGTCTGTTAGTTCTTTGATATTGTCTGGAGTGTATAATTTTAGTTCCATTATTTGCCTTGTGTCTTTTCTAGGAATGCTTCAACTAAAGTTATAACATCTTGTTGTCCTTGTAATCTAGCTAATTCAACTTCGGTTGTAGTTTTGGTAGGTAGTTTATTTGGAAACTTCTCTTTAAGACTATTTAAAACAGCCTCTAACTGTAAATTTTTAAGTACTTTCATACAAAATCTCCTTTAAGTATCTTTAAGTATCTTTAAGAATCCTATAGTATAAATTTGACTTTATTCTATAGTGTCTTTTCATCAGAAGTAGGCTCCCAAAGCTGTATATTACCCACTTCTACAAGTTGGTGCATATTTGCTAGTCTCATAGTGTTTATAGCATCTTCCTCTGTTAGTCCTTTGCTTTCGTAAGTTTTGACAATATGCTTCCAATAGATAGCCTCCTGGTTACCACCCTCTTCTTCATATTCTGTTTCAGCTTGTTCTAATATCTTCTCTGCTCTAACCTTACCAATACCTGGACAGCCTTTGTAACCATCAGTCACGTCACCTGTAAGTGTTTGGAAGTAAGCAAACCTAATAGCTTCTAAAGGAGATACCCAGATTTCTTCACCTGTTCCAAAGTTGTAATGAGTTCCTTCTGTTTGAAACAATACATCTTTATCTATAGCACATAGTAAGTAGTCATCAGGTTGTTTTGTCTTTAAGTACACTACATAATCATCAGCTTCATAATCCTCACACATAATACTATCAGGGTACTTACTAAATACATATTCCATTAACTCCTTAAAATTTAAAGGCTTTCTTATGTTCTTTCTATTTTGTTTGTATCCCAGTGGGTTTTTAAACCTGAAGTTATTTTTACCAGTAAATACTAATTGAATATCATCACATCCTGTGTAGTGTAAAATACCTTCTATAAACTCATTAAATGTTTCTTTACACTGTTTTAAGTTAGATGTGTAAGTTACATCTGGTTCTAGCGTAGAATCAACCTCAATTTCTGCTTGGTTCCAGATTACTTTATCTTCAATTGAACAAAGTACTCTGTATAAAATACTATCTGCGTCTACTAATGCTATCATTATATCTCCTTTGTATCCCTAAAGCCTAAGCTTCAGGAACCTCTTCTAGTTCTACGTATGACTCTTCAATAACTGTAATTATATCTTTGATGTCGTTATACTTAAGAACACCTTCGTTGTCGATTGCATCAGCTACTGACTTGTCAATAATTGAGTAACCCTCTTCTTTATTGAAGTAGTGAAGCTCAGCGTCTTTAATTACCTCAGCTAAGTAAGAGTTCATAAGGTTCATAGTTTCTCTCATAGATGACTCTTGTACAAGTGTTCTAGCTACTCTGTCTAAATACTGTATTGAGTAATCTGTGTATAGTTGTACTAGACATATAACGTCTTCTGGTTGTGCTTTACTATCTTGAAGTGTTAGTATAATCTCTAAGAAATCATTCTTAATTACTTCTACGTCTTTTGTTGGTATCTCTGCTTTTAATAATTTTAATAAACTCATTTATCTTCCTTTGATTTTTTAATATTTGTTCCTTGTGTTTCAATACACAAGTAGCCTAGTTCGTGTCTTAGTTCGTGACTTACCTTTAAGAAAAGATCTTATCAACAACTTTAGTAAGCTCTGATCTTTGTATATGTTGTAATTCTATAAAACTGATATGTTTGTTACCTTTACAGTGTGGTAATAATTTCTTATACCCTTCCATACCTCTATTAGCTCCATACGTTTGTGATGGGTCTAGTATTAATACCAACTTAGAACCTTCAGCTACCCTCGACATAATCTGTCTTAGAGTATTGTGGTCAAGTAGTTGTGCTTCATCTACCAGTAGTATTTTGTTATGATAACTTGCACCTTGAATAGACTCAATTGGCATTGCCTCAAAGTAGTCGTCATATATCTTTTGAGCTTCTTCATTCTCTCTATCCTTATCTGTAGCTTCATACAGGAACTGTAAGTTTGTTTTAATTGGAGCTAACCAACCTGACATCTTTTCTTCAAGTGTACCAGGCATAAAACCTAAAGCATAACTTCTGTTAACTGGTACGTTTGGTCTAGTAACTAGTATCTTATCATATAACTTTTTATTCTTATGTCCACATACACCCGACAAGGCACCACACATACTCATAAGAGTTTTACTACTACCGATCTTACCCGTAATAACTGCTAACTTACTCTCTGAGTTGAATACACAATCAAATGCAATTAACTGTTCAGGGTGTAACCAATCAATACCAATACCAGCAGCTCTTAAGTTCTTAGTTGATTGTTGTACTAGGTGGTAGCCATCTTCTAGTTTTCGGAATACAACATAACTAGAACCAACGTCGCTAGGGTACAGCACAATATAGCTGTTAAGGGGTCGTTCATCATTAATCATTTCCTCTATTTCTGGGTGTTGGTATTCGTTCTGAGTTAACTTATAGTACTCTTTGTCACCTAGTGTATATTCTCTATAGCCTCTAAAGTTTCTATCGTACTCTTTGTCTACCTTATTTAAATCAACAGTCTCAACACCCTTAGCCTCTGCTACAACTAATGCTCCAATATCTTGTGACATAAGTAAGCCGTTAATATCTTTAGCATCTTGTACAATCTTCTCATCATTAGTTAAGTTTTCTGTAGGTGTGTTCAGTATCTTAATATTTTTACTTCTATATAACTGGTATATAATCTTAATTGCTGTCCTAGCAGGGTAAGATAAGTCTGGGTTTCCTTTTAACTTATCTAGTTCCTGGAGGGTTGTGTAAGATATAGCATACTGATTTGCTTCATCTAGTAGTAACTCTGGGTTATCTAGTAGGCAGTTTGTATCTACAACTATAGTACTCATTACTTATCCTTTATGTTATGCTCTAGTCTGTGACAATTAGCACATAGTAGTACACATTTATTTATCTCTTGTTCAATCTTATTCCAAGACCATCTCATTATATTAGCTGGACTAAATTCTTTTTCTTTTGGATTAATATGATGGAAATCAAATATACAGGCATTATCACCATTAAATTTTATACCACAAGAAGTACATTCTCCACCTTTAAATTCTATAGCTCTTGTTTTATTTTTATCTCTACCTTCTTTTTCCATTCTTCTATGTTCTTCTGGTGTTCTATAAGACATTGACCTTTTTGTATCACACTTTTTACATATATTATCTCTTCCGTATTTAGAAGCAGTTGCTTTTTTAAACAACTCTAAATCTTCTTCAGTATGAGCCTGAAGCCCACACTTTGTACACGTCCTTAATGGTTTCATTACTCACCTTTCATTTGTTTCCATCTGTCCTCTACTTCGTCCTCAGATAACCAGATGTCACGACCCTCTATCACTTCATCCATCTCTGCTGCTGATAAGAAGCCATTATAGATTTCTTTAAAAGCTCTATTTAACTCTCTGTCTGTAAAGTTTTGGTAAGCTTTAAGCTCGTGTCCTTTACCTTGCATACCAGTTGAGTAGTTATGAATCATAAAACTTAAGAACCTTGATGTAATTAACTCATCACAAGATACTGTAATAACAGTTGCAGCTGATGCTACAGTACCATACACCTTAGCAGTTACTTCTGCATCACAACTATGGATAGCATCTCTTATCATAAAGGCTGAGTCAATAGAACCACCACCATTATTAATATGTAGTGTAACTGTATGATAGTTATCTAAGTTACTTAGTAAGTCTACAAGCTCTGTGTAGTACTCAGGGTAGCTAATTGTATTTGTAAGGTACACATCATAGTGATTACCTTTACCTACGATAGGTACATAATCATTAAATACATTACTTTCTTCGCTTTTAATTACTGGTTCTATTCCTAAACTGTCCATTGTTATTCCTTAATATTTAAATGTTCCTGTCATTCCGACAACACTGTACTCTGTAACTTTGCCTTCAAAAAAATTCTGTAGAGAACTACCGTTAGTTACTTCATCTACCCAAGGCAATGGATTCTCACTTACATTGAAGTTATCTTTCAACCCTAACTGATTAAGTCTTCTATCTGCTATGTACTCAATATACTTCTTTACATCTTCTGAATCTAAGTTATCAGGAGTGTAGTTTCTAAATGCAAACTCTATAAATGCTTTCTCAATATCAACAATTTCTCTAGCCATAGAATAGATGTGTCGTTTGAAAGTATCATTAACTTCATTAGGGTTCTCTCTACACCAAGTCCTAAATAACTTAGCATTACCTTCAACGTGTATTGTTTCATCTTTAAGTGACCAATCATTAATCTGACATACACCTAAATACTTACCAGTTCTCTCAAAGTTCTTAAGCATAATAAAGCTACCGAATAAACTAATACCTTCAAGTAAGATACCCTTAGCTAGTGACAATCCAAAGGTGTCTTTGAATGTTGTATCCTGCATATAAGAGTTCTTATCTAGTGTTTCTTTATGTAGTAAGAAGTCTGTGTAATAACTATCTGGAAAACCTAAGCTCTCATTTAAATGTGCATAGGCTTCCTGGTGTATAAACTCTCTTGCCATAAAACTAGTTAGCATACCTCTTACTTCATTATTCTTAATAGTAGTAATTAGTGGTAGGTACCCTTTAGCTACATTAAAGTCTGACTGTGTAAAGATACTTAAGATATTCTTTATAAAGTCTTTCTCTTCTGCTGAAGCACTCTTATAGTCTTCAACATCTCTTGTTAAATCAGCTTCATCTGGAATCCAGTGCATATTCTCTGACTTCTTTCTGTACTCCTCAGCCCACTCATACTGGAGAGGCTTATACGTTTTACTATATTCTGTTAACATTGTTTTTGTCCTTTCTACTTATTCTACTGCAATGACCACTATCTATATTAAACATTTCTGCTATATCCTTTACCATCATTCCTGACTCTCTGAGTTCTATTATATCAATAATATCTTCTTCAGTTAGTTTCTGTTTTCCAGATTTACTTCTACCCTTAGAAGCCATATCTTCCATATTGTCCTTATGTGTACCCAGTCTCAAATGATTAGGATTTACACATCTAGGGTTATCACAATTATGAAGTACACATTCAGAGTCTAAAGGTCTTACACCATTATATAAATGATAACTAAACCTGTGAGCAAAATCCATCTTTCTGTCTGAATACGCAGGAGAAGTATAAAAATAACCATAACCTCTCTCATGACTTGCTGCCTCCCACTCCCAGCAGTCACAGGGACTGCCTTTTGTGAATTTACTTTCGAACCTCTCTCTCATACTGTTTGTAATCATTTTAATCTCCTAACTGTGACAAGCTATACATTCTTCAAGCTCACCTTGAACACCGTCTTGAAGTTTATCTCTTTTAACTTCTACATTTACTTTCTCTACCTTACCAACACTCTCTGTTCTTAAGTAGTATAAGCCTTTTAAAGGGTCACCTATCTCATCTCTAGCAAATGCTAATCTATGTACAGCATTTACATAAGCTTTATCAGCTCCAGTTTCAAAGAATAAGTTTACACTCTGTCCTTGACAAATGAAAGGCTGTCTTGCTCTAGCTTGTAATACCAACCATCTTTGATCCATCTCTTGAGCTGTTCTAAATACTTTCTTATCGTCTTCAGTTAAGAAGTTAAGATGTTGTACACTACCATTGTTATTCATAATAGACTTCCATACCTCATCAGTATTCATTTCATATACGTTTAAGTATTTTACTAAAGCTGGATTCTTAACTAAGTAACTACCTACTCTTGTTTTGTGTGTGTAGCAGTTTGATAACCTAGGTTCAATACTCGAACTACAACCTAATATAATACTTGAGTTTGCATTAGGTGCAATAGCCATTAAGTGTGTATTACGTACTCCATAACCTTTAGCATCTGGTGCTTCACCTCTAGTTAATGCTAACTCGTTAGTTTTTTCTAAAGCTTTCTCTTTAATGTTTGTAAACATACCTCTGTTAATACTAATAGCCATAGGGTTTTCAAATGGTACAAGCTTATCCTGTAGGTAATCAGCAAATCCCATAGCTCCTAAACCTAAACTTCTCTCTGCTACTGCTGAGTATCTAGCTTTATCTAGTTCAGTTGGTGCATAGTCAATAAAGAACTGAAGTACATTATCTAACATCTCAATCAAGTCACCTACAAATAGTGGGTGGTCTTTCCAATCATCGTACTTAGCTAAGTTTACTGAACTTAAGCAACATACTGCTGTTCTATCTTCTGCTGTTGGTAGATGTATTTCATTACATAAGTTACTACCATTAATCTTTAAGCCTTTGTCTTTAAGTGCTGGGTGCATCTTATCGTTAGCTTCATCTATATAGTTTAAGTATGGTTCACCTGTTCTAAACCTAGCTGTAAGAATCTCTTCCCATAGTTCTCTAGCTTTTACCTTTTCTGTAACTTCACACGAAGCAGGGTCAACTAAACACCAGTCAAGGTTATTATCAACTGCATCAATAAAGTCATCAGTTATGTTTATACCGTGATGTAGGTTTAAGTTCTTTCTATTTAAATCTCCAGTTGGTATTCGCATCTTAAGAAACTCTACAATCTCTGGGTGGTCAATATTTAAGTAACTTGCATAACTACCTCTTCTAGTCTTACCTTGTCTGTATGCCATCATATCAGCATCTACAGTATGTAGGAAACCATTAACACCTGGAGTAATATCTGAGATACCTCTAACATCTGACCAGTGTCCTCCAACACCACCACCTTTAACAGATAACCATCTTAGCTCTGTAGTATGGTCACAAAGACCTTTAATTGAATCAGGTACATAAGTAAGGAAACAACTAATTGGTAAGCCCTTAACTTTCTCTCCAGGCAATATAGCATTACTCAGTACTGGACTAGAAAACATAAACCATTCATTCTCTAGGTACTTTAATAGTCTGTCACTATGTGCTTGGTCTGTACCAAAACAATCACAAGCTCTCTTGTAGGCTTCAGGTATTGACTCACCTGGTCTACAGTAATGTTTTTCAAGTAAGTTTCTACTTAGTTCTGTCATCTTGTTCTCCATAATCATTTGCTAATATAAACTGTAGATAGTGAATAGCTTTCTTAATATCTTCAGCACCATTCTTATCTTTGTGTCTTGTAACATATTTAATAACATTACCTTCACAGTAACCTAATTTATTTTCTAGTATGTAGTCGATAGGTTGTATTGCTTTGTTGTTATAATGTGAGCCACCTATCTGTTTTTCTTTCTGCATATTTTCCTCCATTATATAATACTCAGGACTAGCCATTAGCTTTGTCCTTATTAGCTTTCTTTGCGTCTTTATCCATACAGCTTTTACATTTGAACCCTTTAAACTCTTCTGCTGGTTTTACTTGTCTGCAGTAGTTGCATCTTTTATAGTGATTACTCATTGTCAAACTCCATATATGTTTGGTTTGGGTGGTCGATTACTTCAACCTTATCTTTTACAAATGTACCATCTTGTCTTAAGTATCCTGTTCTATCTTTAATTTCATCGTATGCTAATGCAATACATCTTTCCATTGAGATATGATTAACTAAACATTGCATTCTTAATGTAACATATATGTCACCTATGGCATCCATTAAATCTGCTTTGTTGTTTGTATTAATTGCATCAAGTAACTCTGTAGTTTCTTCGAGTGTCTTAATTGCTTGAGCCATTGGTGTACCATTAATAGAAATACCTCTATCTACACCCCACTTATCTATCTTACTATCTAATACTAATCTGTTATCTTTCACTTTCTTATCCTTAATCATTGTGCCACATAAGTGACTTTCTTTACTATTACAAAACTGAACACAGGGTTTATCTAAGTCACATCTATGAACTATCTTTTCCATAGTTAGTGTGTCTCAGCCCAAGTGTCACCTATATCTGCTGTACCTCTAATAGGTATTCTGAAGTTTAGATACTCTGTTACATCATTAAAACTGTCTTCAGCTATCTTAGCTACTCTTTCAGCTATAGCTTCATCACATTCTATCTGTGCTTCATCGTGTACATTTAGTACAAACTCATATTGAGGCTCTGTACTCTCAGTCCAAGAAGAGTTTTTGTAGGTAGCTGAATTAGTAAACTCTTTCTGTAGGTTTTTATCTAGAAAGATTAACCAATACTTCATAACTAAAGCACCTGCACCTTGTAGTAAAGTGTTAAGGGCTGAGTGACTACTACGTATGTGGTATGGATTACCATCTAAACCTTTAAGTGTTTTAGTCTTCTTGTACACTGTAGCTACTTGCTCTACCAGTCTCTTGATAGCTGGTATCTGTCGGAAGAACTTAGCCTTAAGCCTTGCTCCATCATCTGCTGTTCCATTAACAATCTCTCCAATCTTACCATCTCCAGCTCCATAGAGAAAGGCGTAGATGAATGTCTTTGCATCATCTCTCGTTGGGAGCCCTGCACCTTTTTGGTTGAGCGTATGAATATCCGTCCCGTTGTCTTTCTTACCTTCATCAACTGCTTTTGCATAACTGCCTCCATCAAATCTAGCCATATAATGACTTAGTGTTCTAAGCTCTAGCCCATCGGCATCGCATCCAACTAACTTCTTACCTTTAGGTACAGTAAATAACTCTCTAGCTTCGTGTCCTTTGTAGGCTCTACCACTAGGTACCTGTGCCATATTAGGTCTACTGTGGGTACACCTTCTACTAACTGCTCCAAGTGTATCAACACTTCCGTGTATTCTTTGAGTGTTCTCATTTACAGTCTTCAACCAAGCATTCTTACCTTCTGCTAACTGCCCTAATAATTTTTTAACATTAAAATAGTGAGCTAATGTCTTACCTTCAGGAAACTCAAGTTTATCTAGCATATCACCATTAATGATTATACTTCCTTTTTCAGTAAACTCTGTAGGTTTCCAGTCATATACTTCCGATAACCATCTAGCTATATGTTGTCTTGACCCTGGGTTAAATACCACTTCTTTCCATCTGCCCCATTCTAAGTTGTCGTTGTATGTTGCACCTAGTTTAACTTGGTTTAAGTGGTTCTTATTAGGTGTACCTGACTTTGTTACTTTAGGGTGTTCTTTAAGAGGGACCCAGTCTTTGAGTGGTGTAAAGATTTTATATAACTCTGCTTCAGCTTCGTCAGCTTCTTGTAGCAAGTTAATATGTAATGCCTTAGCTTTATCCATATCAAAATAACAACCGTACTTTTCTTGTCTACTAATAATCTTAGCAAACTCTTGTTCTAACCATATAGCTTCTTTAGGTGGGAAGTTACTTTGTTTCAGTAAATGGTGATAAAGTTTATGTGTTAAATCTGTATCCTGTCTACAGTACTCTAGCATATCTGGTGTTAACTTATCCCAAGCTTCCTCTTGTTCTCCATAAGTACCTTTCATAAACCTTAGTCTTTGACCCCAAGCTTTAAGACTGTGTCCACCTTTCATCTTACCATCTATTGATTTACGCTTCATATCTTTAAGCATCATATCTGGGTACATCAACTTACTAATTAATAAAGTATCTAGTACTTCGTTAGTTAAGTCAATACCTGTTAGTTTCTTGATAACTGGTATATCGTAGTTGATAATATTGTGGCCTACTAAAAGGTCTGCTGTTTTAAGAACAAGTAACCCCTCTTCTATAGTACCAGCTGTATTACCTATTGGTTTACTTGTATAAACTTTAGTAGGTTCTTCATCAACCTTAATACTTATACAATGTAGCTCAGTAGCCTCTTGGTAAAGTCCATTAGTCTCTATATCAAATATTGCTATCATTTAAGCCTCCTAGCAGGTCCTACGTCCTTTATTAAATAATCTGCAACACTTTGTCCTAAAGCTTCCATATCATCAAACTGAACCCATTGTGGTACGTGTATGTCATCATATCTTTTACCTCTTACGTCAGGGAAAAGGTTAAGAATTTTACTTTGTTTTTCGTAGTGAGCTACTTGTGACGTCAGTCTTTCTATTCTCTTTTCCATTTTTAGAACGTGATCACATATATCATCTTTATCTTTATACCATTTAAGCATTTCAAAAATCGCTGTCATTTGACGCCTCCATTGCTTCTATTTCAAAGCTATCTTCCATTTCATATACCAACCCAGTTTCTCCATCGTATCTAAAGCCAACTGTGTTACCTGTAGCACTTCCACTAAATCTATCTTTAAGAACTCTAATAAGTCCTTTGTTTCTTTCTAAAGGATCTTCGTGTAATGTATTACGTTCAATACCAAGCATAGCATAAGACCATCTCATAATTGCTCTAGAACCTGTAAACTGTCCTTGCTCTGTCTTACCACCAGCTTCGTGACTTGCTCCAGTCTTAGGTGGGTTAAGGTGTGATACTAACATTACCCAAATATCTAACTCTTTAGTAATACCAGCTACCTCTGCCATTAAAGCATCAAGGTTACGTCTCTCATCTGCTGCGTGAGCATTAAGAGCAGTTAAGTTATCTATGTAAAATATACGACAACCGTAATTATGGAACATATATCTTATCTTTTCTTGTATTGTTTCCCAATCGTTACTACCAAAGTTATCAAACATATACAAGTGATCTTGAAAACTCTCTACAGTCGAAGTCAGTTGACCTTTGTCAAATTCTATGTTCGGTATGTGGTAGTGGATACCATCAACTTTACCCGCTGTTCTTAATAGTGTTTCTTTTGTACTCTGTTCCAACATAAAAGCTGCAACTTTCCAACCTTGTTTAATATCAAAAGCTAACTGACTCATAACAAAGTCTGTCTTACCAATCGACACACCTGCTCCTACTGTAACAACCTCACCAAACCTTCTACCATAAAGTAATTTAGTTAAATTGTCGTAATAATAAGGAAACCCCATTGATATAGGCTCTGTAACCGTGTCTATTAAATCCATAGGACTTACAATATCATCAGGCTTATACTTCTCAGCATTGTAAAATGTATTAACTACACCACCCTTACCTTTATAAGTAAGCACTTCGTTAGCATCTTTGTAATCAGCGTCTCTGATAATCCTAACTTTGTCTGCTGGTAATAACCTTGTACACTCTTCTACTGCCTTTTTACCTGGTTCATCATTATCAAACCATAAGTAAACTTCATCATAACCACTGATCCATTCCAGGTTCTGTGATATCTCTCTCTTAGCAGCTTGAGCACCATTCTTTAAACTTACAACTGGATACTTACCATCAAAAGCAGTTGCTACTGATAAGGCATCTATCTCACCCTCTGTAATTACTAACTTCTTACCATTCCCACCCCATAAATGTTGACCATAAAGTAAGGCTTCTTTAGGATTACCAATAAACTTAAAAGTTTTATCAGGGTATCTAAGTTTCTGTGCTATAAGTTCTTTGTTTTTGTTGTAATAGTTAGCCACTTGACAAGTAGCACCTTTACTGTCGACCCCTATACCATACCTATACTGTTTTGTAATAGCCTCTGGTACTTTTCTTTTCTTAAGGTCTTGGTGTGTGACATCAATTAAATTCATTGTATTATTTGTACTCTCATAAGGTGTTTCCTTTTGGTTGTTTTTATCTCCTTGCCAGTCTCCACAAGAGAAACAATAAGAAGAACCACTTGAATAATAAGACCTAGCATCAGAAGACCCACAAACATCACACGGTTGGTGAGCAAGGGTAACTACACTCTCATCTTGGTCACTGTATTCAGCCATCTAGTTTTTCTCTATACTTTTGAATATAGATTATCTCAGCTATATAAAGAGCATCTACATACTCTAGGTTCTCGTCTTCATACATAAGCTCTGTTACTATTTGATTAACTATATCTAACTTAGTCATTACCACTCTCCCATTGGTTGCACCCAAAGTCTTTGTAAGGCTCTAACCAGCCGCCATCAGCATCAGGCATAATATCATTTTCATTTAAGCATATATAGTAGGGCATATTTCTACTTGTGCCACCATTCTCTTTAGATAAGTATTGGTAATGCTTACAGTTCTCACAAGTTCTTGACTCAAGCTTATCATAAATAGCATCTATTAAGTGGTAAGGATTTTTAGCTTCATTCAAAAGTAGATTTAGTCTACTTTTAGCCTCTCTTTTAGTCATCATCTATCTCCTCTATAATTACGTCACACCTTGGACGCTCTTTGTCTACACCACCATACCTAAATACCAACTCAGGTATATAGTTATAATTATCATCTACAAGTATATCAAACTCAACTAAAGCATCATTAGTAAACTTAGCGATCACTGAGCCTACGTTATCTATGTCAAACGCTCGTTTATTGATATAATAAATTGTATAAGTTATACGACACTTATCATTTACTGGTGTTAGTTCTCTAACTTTTTTAGCTATTGTTATTTTAAATAGCTTCTTTAATTGGTTACTAAGTTGGAAAGCCCAGTTCCTGTATCCATTAAGATTAAGGTAGTGAGTTTTCTTTTTTCTCACTCCTACCTCTAACCTAATAGGTACACTAAAAGTCTGTGTACTTTTTTTCATACTAGAAATCTAAATCAGTATCGTCATCTTCTACGGGCTCTGTATACTTAGGTTTAGTCTCTGTTACTGTAAACCCTCCATCTACTTCGTCGAAGTCACCTGCACCAGCTCCTCCACTGTATTCTGATAACTCAATTACTTGTAGCTTAGTCCATAAGAAACTAATACCAACTTCTTTAGTTGATGCCATATAGTATGGGTTAGCAAAGAAAGCACATCTAATCTTACTACCATTACCAACATCTGGACAATTACCAGTTAAGTTAACTTTTTTAGCATCAAAGATTTCAATTCTATTCTGTCCAGGTTTTCTGTCTGCTACGTTATTCATTTTAAGTTTGAATATAATCATACCAGTTTCATTACCATCTCTATCAAAGTGATCTTCGTAAAGCTCTTTCTCTTTTACTGCTTTACCTTTAGCTCCACCTAATGTCTCTACAGTCTCATTATAAGCTACAGCTCTTAATTCCTCTACTCTTTCTATAAAAGCTTTTACAGTGTCGTCGTTAGGGTCACATACTAACTGTGTTGAATACATACCTTTAGCATTAAACTTTGTATCTAACTCTGAATGTTTACACCATAACGCTTCACCTATTGGTGTTGTTAAGTTCATTCCTTTTACTGAAAATGGTTTGTTGTTGTGTGTTGTTGCCATAATATCTCCTTAGGCTTCTTTAAGTATGTTAAAGTATCTTAAAGTATATAAGAATACTCACCTTTTAAGGTTTATACTATAGGGTCTCTTCTTAAGTTAACTTTAAGTTTAACTAAAAATATAACTACTATTGTATACCTCTTCTAGATCTAATGTGTTTACCATTACCTCGTCTACACCTACCGGATAATCCTTACATACTTGAAGTAACCATTTCTTAAGTGGTTCTTCTTTAAATAATTCTACGTAGGCTTCTCTTACTCTTATGTTTAAAAACTCTACCTGGTTTGCAGGTACAGCATAACTATCGTGTATAAGGTGGAAATTACTCACACCATCTTGGATCAACTTTAATACTGTCGAAGCTAATAAAGCACCATCTAAACTGTGTATATAATTAGGAGCAATACCATTAATCATCTTCTGTTTGTGTATCTCTGGTATCGTTTTCCTGATAGATAACTTACCTATTGGTGTTTGTATTCTATCTACTTTAGTCTTGTGTATCTTCTGAAGCACTGGGAAATTAGTTATAGGTGCTGTGTAAAATATATAACCACCTTTACCTACTACTTCTTTCGTAACCTCTTTTAAATACTCTTGACCAACTCTAGCACCCTTTACTGTTTCTGTAATAGCTCTATCATTAAGTTCTGTAAGAACCTTAGCAAATAGCCAGGCATCTCCTACCCAAAACTTTTTGTTATTGTTTTCCATATCAGTTAGTTCTGCTTTGTTCTGTTCGTACATACCAAACTTAGTTACTGAGTAAGGCTGTGTCATTGTATTTCGTTTACATAGCTTACGGCTTATCTTACCCTTAATACTAGTTGCAAGAGCTTCTGTAGGCTCTGTATGAGTCACCTGGTCTGCTGTAGTAAACTCTACGTACTTTGGATACTCGCCTTTTGCTAAGTATTGGTTAGCCTTGTCGGCAACTCTTTGATAAATATCCTCTCTAGTCTGTCCTATAACATTTACTGCTTCTGCTCCGTCTTTATCAAGTAACAAACCTGAATAAATCTGAATACCACTACAAGTAGCATCTAAAGCAATTGGTATATGTGATATAAACTCACTAGGGTTTGCTATATACTCAGCATACTCGAAACACCAAGCCAAGAATAAATAAGGGTCATCAGAATCTGCCCAAAACTCCCTATATTTGTAAGGATCTTCAGCAGTTTGAATGATTTCCTTATGTTTTTCTTTTATCTTTTTAATTCTATCTTCATAAAGCTCTTTATCATAACCATAACAATTAGCTCCGTGGATTAAGAACCACCTTACAGACTCATCTGTGTCTAACTTACACCCTTTAGCAAACTCTAGTAAAGACTTTACTTTACCATCTCCTTGTGGTTGTAAGTGTTGCTGTATTGGATAAATACGACCTCTAAAGTCATACTGGTAACTAAAGTACATCTCATCAAGGCCTAAGTACTCTTGTGCATTACTAAGAACTAAGTTAGTCATAATAGCCTTACCTCTGTTAGTGATAATAAGCTTGTTCTGTTCTTCTATGTCCCTAAAGTACTGTATCATCTTTTGTTTTTCTTTAGGTAAACCTTTGTACTTACCCTCTTCCCATATATCACAACCGTAATTGTAAGGGCTTACAAAGTCTTCTGCTTCTAATAAACCATTATAAGGTAGCTTACCAAGTAAGTAAGGGTTGTTTGCTTGACACTTATGATCAATAATATTATTATCAAACACATATTTCATAACATCAAAGACTTTTCTATTAACTCTCCAAGGTGTTTGCTGTATGCTGTTAAGCATTGTACTAAGTACACCTAAGCCTTGCTTCTTAAAGTACCCCTCTAGGAGCTTCTTAGATGACCCTACGGCTTTGATCATTGGTATTTGGTATAAATCCTTGAGTTGGTACCCTCCAGTGTCTTCAAAACTCTCCCAGTTCTTTGGTGGAACTACAAGTATTGGATACTTTCTATAATCGGTAAGCAATCTTTCTCTAGACTGAAGTACCATCCTAAAACACTCTTCAGTATAAACTATATGTTTAATAGTCTTGTTTTTAGTGTTTATCATCTTATCTTCAATAATATTACAACCAGATTTTATTACAATATCAAGTAAAGTTGCCCCTAACTGTAAAGTAAAGGTATCTAACTCGTTAACGTTTAGTTTACTATTGTTCTTAATCATCTGTATCTTAAGTTTTTCTCTATAACTCTTACTTCTATGGCTATATTTACTATCAAGATAACTATCTAAATTACTACTTTCATTATTTAACCTCCTTAATAAGATACTTTTATGTATCGAATTTACTATTTGTGACATTAAAGCTGTTGCTTTTACAAACACATTTTTACTAATACTTCTTACAATAGAAACCAGCACTACGTAAGCTAGATCTCTAGGGTTCTTATGGAACTCAGGTAATATAAAGCCCCTTACAGTACTTTGCTTACCTCTTAAATCCATTTCAAAGTATTCTTTAAGTTTTTTAGCTACTGAGTCTATACTGTGAACTAAGATCAGTTTACCCTCTGTCAATTCATCAGCTTTACTTCCCTCTACCCTTGAGGCTACCTCTCTAACTAGACGATTATAACTAAAGTCATTAGCATCTTTTTCTAATTTTATCTGTAACTCATATTTATCTGCTAAATCCATAGTTTTCCTTTAGTTTTTTACGTTGCCTTGAAATAAAAACTGATGATCTGCAGGTATAACTGAGTACATCTCTCTTGCTAACTCTTGTATTTCCCATAAAGCGTGTTTACTAGTCCTAAGCTCCAGGAAGTTCTGCAAGGCTCTTGCGTTAATACTCATAACCAAAGCTGTTTTGTATGCCTCAGGTAACGTATACTTCGTAACGTCGTTAGGTATACCATCTTGTACCAAAGACTGTAGATTTACTAAAGCTTCTGCAATTGCTACATCTACCTTATAATTACCAGTCGTTTTACAATATTTCTCAACTGTCCCCCAACTAAATCCCCACTCAGCGTCATACAAGCCTCTCTCGCCTTTTAACTCCTTTAGGGTATACCTAGTACTCTTTACGCTGTAAGACGCTATACGATGCCTTGAAAGCTCTTGTAGCACTGCTCGTGAAATACCCTCGATATCGAAGTTATACGTTAGGTGTTCAATTGTTGAAGCGTGCTTGCTTACGTTCGCTACCCTATTAATTCTGTTTTGTTGCTCGTCTGTTGAAAACTTGCAGCCTGTGTCGTAACACTTACTTATAGCTGTGTCTGCTACAAATAATGGTGTATAGTGTAATAATTCTACTTTCATATTAATCCTTTATTTTTAAATTAAATCTCGTATATCATAATCGTAACCAAACTCTTCGTGGGCGTCCTTAAGCATCTTGTCTAGATCTTGTAGCTGTCCTACTAATTCTTCTATGTGATTATCTAAGAAATAGTCATAGTCATTTCTGCTCATATACTCGTGGAGCCTGTCTGCTCTGTCGTCGTCTAATAGATCTTGTCTAAATTCTTCTAAATCTTCTTGCGTTCTCATATTAATCCTTTGGCACTTTAAAACTTCTACCAGTTTTTCTATACTCATAATCTTTAAACTCTACTTCTGCTTCTTTTTCAGTATAAAGACCATTATATGTATGCCACGTTTTAAATTTGCCTTTATGTTTATACATATATTCAAACAGTTCAATCTCTTCAACTTCTTCTATAATCCCAAAATCTTTTGTGTGTACTTCAATTGATACGGAACCAACAAGGCTATACATAAAATTCTTACCATTCCAAAAAATATAGTTATTTTCATCAGAATGATCACTAACACCTTTGGCTCCATCTATAATTAACTTTAACCATTCTTCTTTAATTTCAATCTTTTTAATCTCAGTCATTTTTAATCCCTTAGTATTTGTTTTAGGTGGTAGTACACCGTTTCTTTTGATAGGTTTTTAGCGTCCCTATCGCCATTATCCTGCAATTCTTTATAAACTGCATCAACTATTGTGTTGAGTTTTTTATCGTCTAGCATAACCTACTCTTCACTTACTGCTGCTTCTGTTATTAGTAAGCCACCTTGTCTATCGTATACATAATAAATGTCTATGTACCCATAATGTTTATTAATAGGTACGCAAATATTATAATCAAGAGTTTCTACTACGCTCTCACGCTCTTTAACTTTACATAACCAGACAGCCGACGACTCTTCAGGTACTAAGTACAAATCATATAATAGATACGAATATAAATCTAATATAGTATCAAATCTTTTTAAAAGTAATAAATCTTCTGCATTTTCGTTAAAATACATCATTCTATCTCTCTCATAACTATCTGTAAGTGTTTTTATATGGTTACTATTCATAGTCTTATTTCCTTTTTAATAGTTTATAAATGTTTCAAAATCATCACATAGAATACTTTTAGTTTCAAGATTCAAGTGAAATATACCTAGCTTTTGAGTTAAACCGCCCTCAAAAGTAACTAATACCATTTCATTAGTATTTATTAACTCAAAATCAATCACCACTTCATTAGTTATTGTATTTTTACCTACTATTTTCTCCTCCATCATCTTATTCTCCCCTTGCGTCACGTTCGCTATTACTAAAATCTCTGTATTCATCCTCTAAAGCGTTACTAATTATGCAAATTACTGTTACGATTTTATACACCAAATACCCTATTATTACGGAACCTACTACAATTAACCCAACATTAATTATTTCTTCCATTACTTTAACCCCCCTTTTAAGATTGTAGTTAATTCAAGAGTATTAAGTATATCATTTGTAGCCTTAATACTCTTAATAACTTGATCTTGAAGTGACTTTAATTCTTTATAAGTGGTAAATCTACCTATTAAAGTTTCTTTACAACCATCTATTAGATAAAACTTACCTAATGCTACATTAATACCTACGCCCGTGTTTAATTCATACATAATAATATCGGTTCTCTTTTCAATTTCCGTCCATTGTCTTTTACTTAACATTTTATAGTTACCTCCTTTCTAATTTCCTCTGTTAATTCCTCAATATCTGAAGCGTAAAGTTCGAAATCATACGCATCATTACAAATTCTTACATATTCACTTAAAGGGTCTAAAGAAATATTGTACAAATCCCCGTCAACCTCTAGAGTAAAATAAGCTGTAACATTCATAATAGTATCTAGAAAGTCATACTCAGTGTCGCAACTTAAATACACTACATCTGAATAATTACCTCTAACATCCCCATACAAATGAAACTTAACTTCATAAATATAAGTACCATTTAAAGTATCTTTATAGCAGTTAAAGTTAATATGATTAGATAAAGGACTATTCCAGTTATAACTGTTATCACTTAAGGCGTCTTGGTATCTTTCGTCATCACTTAGTAAATACTCTATTTCTTCAGATGTTAAGTCATTTAAGTCGTAATCGTACCAATCAGACAAAGCATCTAGTACATCAAGACTATCAATTGTTAGTTGGTCATAGTCACTTGGTAATGTTGTTGCTTGACCAAAGATTTGAACTTTAGCACCTTTTAGATTTTCTAGTTGTGTTCGTATAGTTTCTATAGCTTTCATTTTGTGTTCCTTTTGTTTTGATAAGAGAAGTATAATACACATTATCTTAAAGTTAGCTTAAATTACTTAAAGATTATAAAAGAATTACAAAAAAGATTTAGGGCATCTTTGTAGCTGCTATTGTATATGGACAGGAACTATCGTAATGAGTCTTAAAGTTAGCTTAAAGATTGAATAAGTTTAGAAATTCTTTGAGTAGTAGCATAATAAAGCTTTGAATAACCTTTGAGAATATAGGTAAATAATAGCATTAAGTAACCTTTGAGATTCCTTTGAGATTCCTTTGAGATACCTTTGAGATTCCTTAAGCACCCTTTGAGATTCCAGGCACTCTTAAGATGTTAGAGCCTCCTTGCAACTTAGTCGCACTTAGCACTCTTTGAGTATCTTAATGATTATTGTTAGTATCTTAATGATTATTGTTAGTATCTTAATGATTATTGTTGGGAGTTGTTAAGGAATTGTTGGGAGTAGCTAAAAGTAGCTTTGAGTTGTCTTAAAGAGTTATAGAACGAGCGTTCCTTAATAGTCTTTGAGATTCTTTGAGATTGTTGGGTGAGCTTGAAGGGCAGCGGGGGGATGCCTTCACGATTATCTCTATGATACCCACTCATATTTTTTTAGTATTTTTAAAGAGACCCTTAACTTTCTTCAGGAACTCTTTGAGTTAGATTACCCAATAGCTTTGAGTATTCATTTTGTTAACAAGGTGGTAAGCTGTAGTGGTTATGCCTTAAAGATAACTCTACATACCGTTATGATTCTTAGTGATGACCTCTAACTTCGGCTAGAGAATTGCACTAAGACATCTAACTTCGTCTTAAGGATACTAAAGTATCTCTATAGTTAGTTAAAGTCTTCTTTCCTTGTTCCTTATAGGGTCGTTTCATCGAAAGTACTTCTCTATAGGAGCTACAAGACTACCTTTTATAGCCTCTAAATCTCCCTAAAGATGGTTTAGTATTACCACTACCAACACCACCCATATTATTACTTCTAAAGATGTTAGCTCTACGTTTTAGTTCATCATTTATCTGTTTCTTATGGTACTGTTTAAGAGCGTCATCAGAGTTCTGCTTTAATATACCATAGTCATTCCAATACTGAACACCTAACGTCAGACCATCAAGTCTATCGTCGTGTACTATCGAGTCTCTTTCTTTAGTAATATGTGTAAGTTGATACATTAAAGAGTAATATATGTTCTTTGAGTCACTTAGACCAAAGCTAATGTCGTTCTTGATAGCTGTGTAATCTATCACTAACCTATGTTGGTTCATAAGAGGTTCTAAAGTGTCTATAATCCTTTTCTCTTTCTGTATACTATTACGTATCTCTTCAATAGCACAAGGGTATATAGCATTTAAAACAGGTGTTAGTAGTTGTGAGAACATACCATCACCAAAGTTGCTCTCAGCTACCACTTTATTAACTTTATATGTTTGAGCTATCTCACTAAGCTTAACTAAGTTACCTTGGTCGTAACCACCATCCATACCACCAAAGGCTGGGACAAATATCTTACCTAAAGAGTGACCTACTACTGCCCAACCCATTTCATCCTTACCTCTACCACTTGGGTCAATAGCTAATATCATCCCCTCATAGTTTCCATAGTCTTCTTGAATCGAAGGTCTTTGTAACGTATCACCTGTGAACCCTAAGTTCGCTAACTCATCTATTACATCTCTTGCTTGTGAGCTCCATACTACTTTCGTAGGTGCCTGAAGTTCTCCAAGGTCTGTAATGATTAAGTCTCTAGTCTTTAAAGGATACTTTTCAGCATCACTTAGTGTTGTATCTAACATAAACTGTAGTTTAAAACCGCTACGTCCATAGCTTAGTTCCCTATTGTACAAGTCCTCTTCAGAGAACCTACTATCAATTGGTTTGTTAATAAGTAATGGGTCTTCAGCCATATCTTGTATTATGTAATCTGCAAGACACCCTTGGTAGTTGTCTACATTGTCTGGGTATCTAGCTGGATATATACGAGTTACATACCCTTTATCTCTCAGCCTATTGTAAATAGACTCAGAACTCTGAGGTGTTCCTAGTACTAGTATCTGAGCGTTAGCTGTTGTCTGTAAGATGGCTTCATACTCTGCTACTTGACTAAGTAAATCTTGTCTTCTCTTCTCTGTAGCCGAGTTCTGTTGACCCTCAACATCATCAGAGATAAGTAATGAGGCTCTGTTACCTTGTAACTGCGACGTAATACCTAATGCTTTAACAGAAGGCTGTACAGATACATCACATCCATTAACATCAAACGCAATAACTGACGACCTCTGATCACTTCTTGGTATTAAATGTTCTAGTATACTCATAGTGTCAATAAGTTTTCTAATAAAGATAGCAATATTGTCAGAGTGAGCCCCTGACTGAGATACAATAAGTACCTTTTCATTAGGGTCTCTAAGTAATCTCCAGCATACGTAAGCACCTGTAATCCAAGTCTTACCAATACCCCTTAAGGCTTCTAGCTGTGACCTCTTATGTCCCTCTTGTAAGTAGTCAGCAATATGGTATTGCATCCTAGTTGGTTGTGGCATTCTTAAATGTTCCCAAGTAACTTTTAAAAAGAACTTAAAGTCATTAATTGCTAGTTGTATTTCTTTCTCATTCATATAATCTCCTTTATATTGTAATCGTTTGTTAAGACACTCTAGAGAGCTCTCAAGGCTTAAACGTCTTTTAAACGTATATTTACCTTCAGAACTCTAAAAACGTCTTGTAGGCTCTTATTTAAACTCCTAACATATCCTCTACTGTCATTTTAGTTGACTCGTCTTTTGCTATCTTTCTAATAGAATCAGTAAGAGACATCATAGATTCACTTTGAACCATATCAGCTGTTATCTCATTGTCCTTTAAGAACTTGATAGCTAGAGCTAGTACCTTTGGGTCGCCTAACTCTAAACTTAATTGGTTAGCCACTAGCCCGTGAAGGCTATTTAGCTCGGCTACTGAAGCTTTTTCTTTAACGTGTTCTGTCATTGTTATTCCTCGCTTGGTATATACTCGTACATCGGTGTATCGAATGTAAGAGGTGTGTTAGATTCAGAACTAACACCGTCTTTAAGGTCTTTCTGTAAAGATTTTATTGCAACATTAAGCCCAGGTAAGGAGTTAATAATAGGTGTAATCTTTGAAAAGTTAACTGCATCTGTCTCGTTAATACCATCAGTTAGTCCTATACCAGTCTTTAATACTTTATTACCAACACTGTACCCTGCTCCTAAGAACATAGAACCTAAGTCTTGTCTAGGTGCAAACGCACTACCTAAAGGTGATTGACCATTTAACATAAGACCTGTATCAATAAAGTTAGGTACTATACCTGCCATAGGTGTTCTAGTAACAGCTTTAATTAATAGTGTAGTGTCGTCTTCTAGTTTATCATTAACACCTGCTTTTACTAATGCCATATCTTCTAGTTTTAAAATACTATACATAGTACCAACTGCTGTAATTGTTCCAACTGCTGTTCGAGCAGACACCTCATCACCTAAGTTTAATAGTAATCTTTCATATAAGGCTACTGGCATCTGTGTAAACTGTAAGCCCATAGCTGCTAAAGGATTGTTAACATCTGATTGCCATCTGTGTACTCTAGTACCGTCAGCTCTCATAATTGTATCTCTTGTAGCCCTACCTAAGTATCTAATAAACTTCTTTGCTAAGTCCTGGTCTTTCCAGTTATCGTGATTCCAGTCAGTTACTTGACCATCATCACTTCTTTTAACGTCTTGTTTGTTTAACTTTACAAGGTCATCACTAGATAGCCCATACCTTGCCAGTCTACTTGCTTCTGCTTTGCTTAAGCTTGTCTTAGTCATAAGACTCTGTAACTCACCTAAAGCTGCTCCACCTGCTACAAAATCACTTACATCATTTACATAGTTAAACCCAGAGTACTTTCTAGCATAGTGTGCTGTTTTATCTAAGAACATCTCAGTTTTACCTGTAGTTGGTGTAATTTCCATATTGTCATACCTATCGTACTTAGCACCTCTTTGTATCTGTATAGCAAGTCCAGCTTGTCTCATAGTTTTAACTAAAGGGTCAGTAGGTTTAGCATTATTAATCTGGTCTTGTGTAGCTCTGATAGCTGGTACAAAGTTATCAAGAACAGGTTTTAAACCATAACGTAATATAGCAACAGTAGGTTCTACTAAGGCATACTTAACGAAACCTGCGTTGTATAAAGCACTCGCACCTTTCCTTAACATTCTTGATGTTTTGTTTATAGCAGCGTCAGGGTCTTTATTATACTTTCTACTTCCTAATACTGTTTCAAAGATAGCTCGTACGTTCTCTACATCTTTCTTAATAGCTCTTTCAGAAGCTCCGTTAGCTCTTCCTTCTTGTACTACTTTATCTAACTCTGCTTTGATAGTCCCAGACATAGTCCCTAAGTTATCTGTATCTAGTCCATACACTTTCTTCATAGCTATCTTACCACCAATCTTATCTGCGTACTCTGTACCAATTACATTAATATCATTTACAAATAACTCAGGGTATAACGCTCTATTCATTCTAAGTTTTCTCTGTTTAGTAGCTGACGTAGCTTGAGAGCCTCTACCACCATCTAAATACTTGTTTACAAAGTCTCTATCTAAAGCATTTTCTACCATCTTCTTAGCAATACTATCTAACTCTTCTTCAGTTAGTTTACCATCTCTAATTAATCGTTTGTTTAACTCATCATCTCTAAGCATTTCTTTAAACTTAGACTCAGCTCCTGGTATATCACTCATAATCTCATCAGAGTTGTACTTAACGTGTCCATAACCTCTTGAGTCTTTACCTGCAATACCTTTTAACCCATACTTAGTTGCATCTTCACCAAACTTACTATAGAAATCTTGTATATACTGTATAGTTGCTGGAGGTACAAAGATACCATCATCAAACCCTTTACTTCTTTTATGAGCTGCTACAACATCATACAAGTCATCAGGCGTTGACTTTGCAGTTGCCTTTTGTCTTTCTTTTTCTATACCCTTTTTAGAAGTATCAGCTGTTTGTTTAAGCTTATTAAGTGTTGGTTGGTATTTTTTATCAATATTCTTAGTTGCTCTAGTAATAAACTCTTCATCAAGTATAGTCGCTACTGAAAAGTCATCTACTTTAGATTGTAACTTCTGTAATCTAGTCTGTGTTTTAGTAATTCTATCTTTAGCTGCTTTATAAGCGTTTGATTCCAAACTTACAACAGATTTACCACTCTCTACTTTTTGAACATAAGCTAAATCTTTCTGTAGTTTACTTGTACTACTCTCAGTCTCTTTAGTTAATTGTTCTTGAGCTTTCTGTAGTTTAACTTGTCTTGTTTTCTCTCGTTTGTTAAACTCTAGTTGTGTGTCTTTAGTAATATCTGTTTGTTTAGCTGTGTTAATTCTATTAGCAGCTATTTCAAAGTCTTTATCTACTTGTTGTACTTTAGCTTCTGACTGTCGTTGTACTTTTTCAATAGGTAACTCTTTTATACCTGTAGCTTCTTTGTAAGTAGCCGTCAGTTGTTCATCTGTCATATTGCCAATATCTCTACGTACTGTTTGTTCTACACTATTTGTAAATTCATTCCAAGACTTACCATCTTCAAACGACTGTTGTGTTAAATCATTACCAGTCTTTTGAGAGTTCTCTAACGCACCATAATGTAAATTAGTTACTTCTCTTTCAACTACTGTTTGTGTGTAATCCATAGCTGTGTCGTCACTAGCTGTTACAAAGTTACCATCAGCATCTCTAGCTGCATTAACTCTAGTTGTAGCCAGGTTACCTATATTCTTAGCATACTCTCCAGTACCTTGGTTAATTAACTGATCAGCTGTAGATAATGAGAAGAACCCTCTAAGTCCTCCTGTACCTGGTATATTATTTATCAAGTTAGCTGTGTTGTTAGCAAGTGATTGTCTACCACCTTGTGAAGCTACTGTTGTAAATGTTTGAGCTAGTAAAGGTAATGCCATACCAAAAGCTGCTCCATATTTAGCCATAGTGTTAGCTCTTTCTTCCATATTAACACCAGCTTCTGCTTGTATAGCTTTCTCAGACGCATAGATAGCTGATGATGCAGCAGCACTACCGATAGCCATATTAGTTATCATATTAGCTCCAGTTGACTGAACACCCATAGCTGTTTTAAAAGTGTTACCTGCTTTAAATACAGCCCCACCTATTAACCACGAAGGTGCATCAGCAAACGATATAACTGTTTCTATAGCAGCTCCTGTAAGACCTGCTTTATCAATAGTATCTATAGCTTCTTTGTATTTCTTTTGGTTACTTATTTTTAACTTTAAATACTCAGGGTTTCTTGCTTCCCTAAGTTCGTTTAAATCTGAGATAGATAGATTAGGAGCCATTTCAGAAACTATTGAATTAAACTCTGGTGTTTGGTTAAATGAGTTTTCACCATCATTACTAGGCATCATTGTTTTATTCTGAACCATATTTAAAAATGTGTTACCACCAGTCAGGGAAGTCCTGATGGCAGCTAGTCCTGTATCTACTAACGTAGGTTCTTCTAGTTCTTTTTGTTTTAAAAACTCTTGTCCTTCTAATTCTATTTCTTCATCGGTTTTTAAAGTAGTTTTTACTCCTAATTCCATTTATTCTCCTTATTTTGTTAAATCTTTAAAGTTGTACTTATTAAGTATCTTTAATGTATCGTTATTTCTTTTAACAAGCTTTTGTCCCCCTGAATATCTTGGGTACTCTTGTAATGCTCTCTCTTTATCTCCTGTAATAAGAAATCTAAAGAAGTCTGGAAACTCAGCTGCACTTCCTATGTTATATGTGTAATCTACTAATAAAGCTTGAACTGTACTAGGTAATTGCTCAAACTTTGGGGCATTTTTAACATCTTTTATAATAGATGCATAATCTTTTTTAGCTTTTTTTTCATACCTTTTAATACTAATATCAAAGAGTTTCTTTTGCTGTTCTTCTGTTATACTATATGTTGAGTTACTTTTTGCAAATGCATCAGCTTCGTCTCCCTTTAGGCCTGCTCCCTTAGACATTGCAGCTGCTATATCTTTATCAACTCCTACTGCTGTTAAGTCTTTAACAATATCATTTTCTGTTCTATGTTTCATATCATAACCAGCTCCTATTGTAACACCACTTCCAGTTCCTGGGTTATGTAGTTTAGTACTATCAGGCCCTACTTCACTATTGTAAGTTAAACTATACTGACCTGTCATTAGTTCAGAAGCTTGTAATCCACTAGAACCATCTTTAAGCTTTTCCCATAAACTTCCTAAAGGACTATCTTCAAATGTAGTTTGTTTTACTTTAGGGTTAAATGATAATACAGAATTTGATAAATCTTTAAGTTTATCTCCTATAAATCTAGCAGGACTTCCAATAGCTTCTAGTTGTTTATACATACCATCACCATACTTATCTTTATACTTATTAGTGATTTTATTTTCAAGTACATTAATAACTCCATTTACTCCATTAAGATTAGTCACTGCTTCTATCCCTCCATTCTCTGTTGGACGTGTAATTATATCTGAAAACTTATCTGTAAGCGATGAGTAATAAAACCTACCATCTGCAGGGTTGTAAGCAATACCATTATACTGTGGTGATATACTATTAACTGCTTTAGGTAGACTCTCTAGCATAGCTTGGTCATCTTTTGTTAAGTTAATACCTTTGTAACCTGTGAGAGAAACACCAGGTGCCGGAAACTCTTGTTTAGTCTTAGTTTTTATATTATCTAACACATCGTCTACGTCTGCTCCTAATGCAACAGCTATATCAAACTCAGCTCCTAAACCATAAATGTAAGGATTATCTTTAAGTGCGTCGTTAAAAGCAGTTCTATCTACTTTAAATTGATCAGGGTTTGCTATAATCTGTTCAATATTTCTAAGGTCGTTAGGAGTAATTACAGGGTTACCATCTTTATCTGGTGTCATACGAGACTCAAGAGCTGCTAATTGGTAATACAATTTAGCACCTAGCATAGTCTGTACAGCAGGGTCATTAATAGCTTTCATAGCTTTAACTTTTGTAATAGCTTGTACAGCTGTTTGTGTGTTACCTAAATCTTTCTTAATAAAGTTAGCTACTTGTCCTTTAACATCGTGGTTAGCATATATTTGTAATATACCACTTGCTGAGAAGTTCTCATTACTATACATATTAGTTGCGGCATTATTTAAAGCTGCTACTGTTCCTGCTTCTGCTTCAGTTCCTACATAAGAGTTTGATGTCATACTTATCATAGTAACTAAATCTGTAGCACTGTTTTCAAGTCCCCATTGGTATCGGTATTTGTCGTAGGCTTTCTGATCCTCTTTAGAAATTACACCACCATTTTTAAGTGCTAAATAACCACCTAACATTTGAGGTGACATACCATCTTTAGTACTTTTCTTATCTAACTCTAACCTTGCAACTCTAGTAGCTTCATCTTTTTTAGCTTTAGCTTCTTTTTTAGCTGCTGCTGACTCTTTAGAGTATATTCCTTTGTCTCTCTTTTCTTTCCAGTTGTTATACACAGATATAGCTTCTACTTCAGTATACACCTTAGCATTAAACATTTTTTCTATATAATCTTTAACAGTCTGCTCAGATGCTTGAGGGTCAAGTAAAGTAGCTTTAGTATTTCTTCTTAACATTTCAGTTCTGTTGTTCTGTTCTGCTTCTGCTCTAGTATCTCTAGTAATCTTTAAGCCATAAACTTTGTTAGCTTTAGCTTCTTTCATATTACTTATTTCTAATTTAGAGAATGCGTGAGATAAACTATCAGCTTCTTCGTCAAATTCTTTTTGTCCAACAGCTTCACTAGATAAGAATGTCTCTAAGTGTGCTTTAGCTAAACCTTTTTGATCATCTTTTAAATCTGATAATAACTTTTTGTATTTAGTATCATTTTCTTTATTCTTTAGTTTAGGGTCAAACGACTGTACAAAACTTTCTACTTCTTTCTCTAACTGTGATAAGTCACTGTATAAAGGATCAATATTAAAAGCTTCAATCTTTTTGTTTACAACTGTAGCAAATATCTTATCAGATGCTAGTTCCTTAGATAACCCTAAGTTAGTGTAAGCTGTTGCAGCATCTTTCATAACAGTAGCTATCTCTGAAGAAGGTGCTCCTGCAAGTGATGCAGCTAAATTACCAAGTCCTTCATCTGCGTCGGCTATTTGTTGTGCCAATACTCTTTTACCAATTACTCTTTCTTGTTCACCTCTAAACTTTAAGTTAGAAGATGTAAAAGTCTTTTTATACTCATCTTTAAGTTCATATCCTTGTTCTATAGAGTCTAACGCTGTTGTATATTGTTGTAATATCTCATTTTGTTTGTAAGGGTCTGTTGTCTTGTTAATTTCTTGACTATACCATTTGTGTGCTTCATTAGCTTCATTACTAGCAGCTATCAACGAAGTTTTATCTTTTGTATCTTCATACGTTGTGTAAGCTTGTGTACCAGCTTTAACTAAGTTACTGATACTTTGGAAAGCTTTAGAAGCTCCTAAGTCAGCTTTTTGATTTACCATTACTGGTTGTGTATTTACTTTTACATTATTAGTTGGTGTGTAGTTAAATAAACCTTCTGCCATATTAATCCTTTATTTTTTTGTTGCTGTGTAACCACTAAGACCTGCTCCAGCTGCACTGGCTGCAATCTCAAAAGCGCCTTGTTGTTGTGACATAGTATTGTTAAAGTTAATTGCATTACTCATAGAGCCTGACTCATAACTATACTTTGCATTCCTCATCTCATTCTGAACATCAACTAACTGACTTTCAGCTGCTTGAACTAACGAGTCAGTCTTTAAGGCTTTCTTCATTTCGACGTTACCTAATGTTTTCCTAGCTGTCTGTCCTGTAATATTTCTTTCAGTTAAGTTTACAGCTGTAGCACTTGATGCACCTTGTGCTTGGTAGACTAAGTCAGTTAAAGCCATACCCAACTGATTGTTAACGTCAGCTGCTTTTTCTTGTAGTTGACTGTCTGTAACACTTTTGTTTTGTAATAAGTTAGCTGCCGTTGCTGCTGCGTTAGCACTTGCTGTTTTAGCTATTGATTTGT